GGTGTATCACCATCAGTTGTCTCTTGTTTATTACCTTTATTATCTAATATATTTTTAGCTTCTAAAAATAAATGGTAATTTAATAGTGATTCCTTTTTAGCAGTAACTATAGGTAGTTTATTTATTTCTCTCAAGGTTGTTACAAATGTTTGTAATGGAACTTTTAAATCACCTAAACCACCATATAGGTTTTCTTTCTCAAACTGAAATGCTCTTTTTGCAAATCTTGCAATTTTCTCAGCAACAACTACTGTTTTATTCTTATCATTTAGTACCTCAATACCTTCAGTATAAAGTTTATCTTTTTCTTGTATTGTAGCCTTTTTATCACCAACCAAATATCTATTTATCTCATTATAAAGATTTTTTATAAGTTCCTTATTAGTAGTATTATTTGAATTTGTTGCAATATCATTGATAAAATTATAATCAACACCAATTCCTTTTTCCTTTGTAGAAATTAAAACTTCAATATCCTTTTTCAATTTATTGAATGCCTGAGTTAAATGGTCTTCACCTGCAACTACAGTTCCTCTGTTTGCAGACCCACCTGTTCCAATTGTATCTACAGTTGCCTCCATAACAAGTGTAATACCTGCAGCCATAGTAATATTATCCTGTTTATACTTATCTAATTTGCCAGGATTTTTACTTCTAATTGTAACCGTATCTAATTTATTAGGGTTTATTTTAGGGTTATTTTGGATCTTAACCAAAGTATCTCCCGCAACAGTAATATATGTACTTGTTGGTTTACCAGTTTTTGTAGAGGTTGATACTTTAGTATTGACCTTTGTATAGTTAGCCAAAATTAAAGCAAGTGCTTTTAAATTTTTAACCATTGTAACATATCCTGTGGTACTACCAGTATCAATAGAATCTTTTTCATCACTAGTATCTTCTTCATCATCATTTGAACCCTGATCATCTTTAAATTGATCTAAAAATTCTCTAAATTTCTTCAACTCTTCTAAAAGAACTGTTTTTTTATCAAACTCTGCCATATCAGTTACTCTTTTGATACAACCATCAGTCAATCCTTTTAAAATACCAACTTTAAAATTATTTTCAACTGCATATATTAGTTCTTTAAAGAAAACATCTAGTTCTATTTGAATTACCAACTGTTGATCCTCTGCAGATAAACTATAAACTTTAGCCTGACCTACAATTTGTTCAAACTCATCTTTTAATTGACTAATTAAGCTTTTTATTCTAGGCACTTTTGCCGCGATTCTTGCTTTTCTAATAGTATGATTTATTAAACGACCTAATAAAGAGTCATTCCAACCAACATCATTTGCAAATGGACCAGCACTTGATGTCATCTCTAATAATGTTTCATATGGAACTCCTTGTATATGTTGTTTCTTTTTTAAGAAATCTTCTCTTTTGTTTAAATATCTCATTATGATAAAAAAATTTTTAGTATATATATAAAATATTAAGTATCATTTTTTTGTATTTAAAAATTTATTTATATCTTTGTAAAAATAAAAATAACTATGGCGGATTTTAATATTGATAAGGTAATTTGTATAAATCTAAAGACAATGGATTTAAGACAAATTTTTAGTATTTCAGAAACCTATTCTTGGGGATTTGAAGTATTAGTAAGTGATAAAAATACAGGTTCTAATAAATTGTATATCGCAACTGATACAGGTGAAGTTATTGGCATGGAAGAACAACTAATGTGTAAATATACCAATAAATTACATGACCCACAATTCATGGTTTTTAATAATTTCTCACCAGTTACTAAAAAAATCTATGATAGATTAAAAAATATGAAGCCAGTAAAAGTACCAAAAGTACCAAAAAATGAAAGATCAATAAATGCTTACTTATATTTTCTAGAAAAAGGTTATGACATCAGAATGCCTAGTCTCGATAGATATATTGAGTATTTAAGAAATAAACAAAAAGAAGATAATAATGATGTACTTGTTACTGAAGACTTATCAAAATTAAGAAAAATAGACTTACAATCTTTAATTGATGAGGCATTAGATAGAAAGGATTATACAGAAGTTGATAGATTGATGAAATTTCAAAAATAATATTAAAACCAGGTAAATCACCTGGTTTTTTTTATATATACTTATATGATAAACTTAAAAACATATGAGAATTTCACCGGTAAAATAAAATATACTAACCCAGAAGACTTAGATACTTACGAGGTTATCGAACTAATCAATATTTTATTTGAATTAAAACCTAGTTTACCAGATGAATTTCCAAAAGCAGACTTATCAAAACTAATTAGGAATGAAGTAATTTATTCATCAGATGATGATAGATTTAATATCAAAGTAGGATTTAGTGAAAATGATACCTATGTAAATAAAGAAGGTGAATTGGTAACAGGTAAGTATAAGACTATATTTAGAGTAAATATTATTAGAACAGAAAAAGAAAGTTTTAAAATATCAGAAGTTAAAGAATATATTCTTTTAACATCACAATTAGTTGAGAAAACTTATGATAAGGTTAAAATGTTAGTTAAAATAAAAGAAGAAAGATTATCAATAGAAGAGTTTGAAGAATTATCAGATAACACTAAATTAAATGAAGTAACATTTCTTATAAAAATATTATAAAAAACCGAGATTTATCTTGGTTTTTTTTATTTTTTATTTTTTTTTCAAATCCAAATCTTCATTTTTGAGGAAAAATTAGATAAAGTGAAAAAGAATGTCAGGTGTCAAAAAATATATATACTTGTAAAAAGATTATTTTAGAATGGGAATTATAGAACTTAAATATAGTGATAAATCTATCACATCAAAATCAGAAATTTTAAAGAAATTAAAAGAGTTTGGATTCAATTGGTTAATTGATTCCGAGGTCGAGAATGCTATTGTGGAAATTAAGAAAGAAACCTTAATTTGGCACGAAGGTATCTTTAAATATGGAGATTGGAAATACGGGATATTCAAGAATGGTGCTTTTCATGGAACATGGGAAAACGGCATTTGGGAAGATGGATTTTTTAAAGGGACTTGGAAGAGTGGGTTGAATAAACCTATCTAGATAAAAATAATTACTAACTATGAGAAAGAAAAAGACTTTACTGAAAGAAATTGGAACTAAAATCATTTACGATGACAAAACAATAATAATTAGCAGAGAAGGAAATGAATGGTTCTTCGAAATAGGTAGGGAAATGACAACAGATTTAGGAGAAGCAGTTTCATTATTATTAAGAAGTTGTGATGCAAACGACCAAGTTTGGAAAACTGAGATTAAAGAAATGAATATTGATAATATATCTCCAGAAAAAAGTTTGTATTGGCTAACAGGTGGTGAGAAAGAATGGAAGACATTAGAAAATTATAATAGACCTTGGTGTGATTGTTATTTAGATTTCCAGGAAGAATTTGGATTATTAGTTGTGAGTATTATAAAAAGATCTAAAACATTAGAAGATATGAGAAAATACTTTATAGAATATTTAAACTTACCAGTGTTATATGATTTTGCACTAAGTAAAAAGTTTTTAAGATAAAAAATAAAAACCTATCATAAAAGATAGGTTTTTTTATTTATATATAGTACTATGAACGCACACTTCTTTGACCTTAATAGTCTAATAACAATGAATAGTAAAGTTTGGATAGTAAATACACGAACTCCTAATAAACCTTTGATAAGAATATCAAAGTCTGAATTTAATCTTTTAAGAAAAGGTGTTTATAAAAGAGATAATATAAACTTTAATATAGACGGACAGACTTATTGGCTAAGCGAAGAACTTTTTAATAAGATTAAAATCAAATCTAAAAATAATAATGTAAATATATCAGAACTTGCCTTCTCAATGCAAGAGTTTATGAACAAAGATATTATCGAAAATGGTGATTTCACAATACACTTAGAAAATATTAGACATCTTAAAAATAGTCAAGATGATATTTATGTTATTTGTTCTAAAAACTCTAAAAGGAGTTATGAATCACTAATTGAGAAACTAGAAGAAAAACTATTAGATTTTGGTTTAAAGATAAAGAACTTCTACTTCATATCAGAAACATTCTATAACAGAGATAGAGACGATATAGTACACAAAAAAGTAAGATTAGTACTCCAACATATAATTGGATTAAAAACGGCCGATACGAAGTTTACAGAAGAAGAAATAACTAAATATGATCAAGTTTCTTTATATGATGATGACAACAATACTATTAAGTTAGCAAAAGGAATCAATGATGTACTTCAATTTCTAGTAAAGAATAGTGATGATGAGATTAAAGATAAAGTAAAAGAAGTACTCAAAATGGAAGAATGTGAATTGATTATAAATCATGTTACATTTAATAGAGTAAATCCATTTATTACAACTAAAGTAGAGCTAAACTTACACAAAATAGTAAGAACTTTTGAAAATTTTATATACAAAAAAGACTAACATAATGTTAGTCTTTTTTTATTTTTACTTCTCATCTCTTTTAGTCATAGCATTCTTAATTAAGTCATTCAGATCTCTATTATTAGTAACAAGACCGTCTGATGAAGTATCACTTTGTTGGTCTGCTTCTGCTTGTTTAACTTCCGGATTTTCTATTTCATTATAACCTAAGTCTTTTCTTAATGTTTTATAGAACTTCTCTAATTCAGTTCTTTGATTTGATAGAAACTTACCATTCTCTCTAATTTGACCAATTGTTTGATTGACAACTTCATGCATTCTTGCTGCGTTATCACCATTATCAACTTGTCTTAATTGAGATAGAAAGTTTTTTCTAGTCATTTTTGATAGGAAAATTGCCTCTGCATAAACCATAGCATCTTCTCTCATTTTGTTCTTAATATAAGAATGATCTTTTAATTTTGGTATATCACTTAGATATAAATCAACCAAGGATTCTAATACATCCATTGATTGTTGTGTAGCCACAGTTAAATCGGCATCATAATCATATATCTCGATTTCTCCTAAATCAGGTAAATCTTCTGGTTTTGCTAAGTGTAGAGAAATGTCAAATTCTGAGTTCTCTGACTGGATTTGATCGAATTCATCTTGTAGTCTAATTCTTTGTTCTTCACTTTTTGACATAAGTAAACGGTTTTTTACAATATATATAAAAAAAGTAAAGTCCAATTTTATATGGCAAAAGAAATAATAGAAAAACAGATGATATTTACTACCAAATTAGTAGATGAATCATCAGATAAGATAAACGATGGTATCGTTATAAAAAGATACCAAAACCCTTGGTTAAAATCTGAAGTAGGATTAAGAAGAGCGGGTGTATCCTTTAGGATGTCACCTGAAGAACAAGAAGAGTATATTAAATGTGCACTAGATGTACATTACTTTACAGAACAATACTGTAAAGTGAAAACAGAAGATGGATCAGTAGGTCAAATTAAACTAAGAGAGTACCAAAAAGAAATATTAGATAACTTTGTAAATAGTAGATTTAATATTTTAATGGCATCTCGTCAGGTCGGTAAAACAATCTCAGCATCAATTTTCATGTTGCACACTATTCTATTTAGTAATGATAAAAATATAATGATTGTTGCAAATAAAGGAGATACTGCAGTAGAGATTGTGGATAAAATTAAATCTATCTACTCATTATTACCATTCTTTTTAAAACCAGGTATTAAAACTTGGAATCAAAAGTCACTAACATTTGAAAATGGATGTAGAATAAAAACATCAGCAAGATCTAAAACACCGGCAATCGGTTTTACCATTGACGTACTTTATCTTGATGAGTTCGCACACATTCCTTCAAATATTATTGAACCTTACTATACGGCAGCTTATCCGACTGTATCTGCAGTACAAAACTCAAAAATTATCATCACATCAACACCAAATGGTATGAACTTATTTCATAAACTACTTACCGATGCAGAAAGACCAGATGGTGATCCACTTAAAAATAACTACAAACCAATGCGTGTTTACTGGCATCAAGTACCAGGAAGGTTTGTTACATATTTGAGATTGAATGATCATAGACTATATGAACACGGAGTAACAAAAGAACAAATATTTAGTAGTATTAGAGAAACATATCCTGAGAGTATAACAAAAACCCATATGGGATTCAATTCAGATTTTCAAAAAGATATTATCTCAGTATTTAATAATGAAAAATGTACTGATGAAGATGTTAAAAACTTAACATTTATTGATTCAAAAGGATTTGAAGTACCTTTAAGAGCAATTGGTGAGATGACAACTTGGAAAGAAGAAGCCGTAAAAGATATTGGTGGAGAAGATGCGTTTAACCAAGAGTATGGTTTAAGATTTATCAACTCAAGTAAATCCTTACTTAATGAGGCAATAATTGATAGTCTTTTAAATAATAAGAAAAATTATAAATTTGAAGAGATATTTGAGTTCGAGAATAAGCTAAGATTTAGTTACAGAGATTTAAAATGGATTGATGATGATGAAATATTCATACCAATGAATAGGAAAAATGAGAAAATTATATTATCCGTCGATATTGCGGAAGGTTTAGGACAAGATTATTCAATTATAAATATATTTAAAATATCTAAAAAGGATATAGACACAATTGAATCACAGAGACTTGCATATAAATCAGTTACCGACTTTTTTAGATTAGAGCAAATTGGTTTATATAGAAGTAATTTAGTTTCAGTTAAACAATTAGCAGAGTTACTTTACATTCTAGCATTTGAATACTTAAATCCAGATAATGTTAAAATAGTTTTAGAGTTAAATAACTATGGAAATACTCTATTGGCAGAACTACCACATGTTTTTGATGGTAATAATCAATATGGTTCATCTATTTTCTTCAGATATAAACATAGAGCTGATGCAACGGAGGAAAAGGTTGGATTAAAAGTAGGTGAGAATAAGAATATGATGGTTAAAGACTATCAGGACTTAATGATTTCTAAAGGATTCTCAATAAATAATGAAGAAACTGTTAGAGAGATTACTACATTTGTTAAACATACAACAACAGCAGGTAATACTAGATATGCTGCAGATGTTGGGCACGATGACTGTGTGATGACTATTGTAAATGCAACATCAGCCTTTGTGAAAAATGACTTTAAAGAGATGGTTGAGGATACGTTACAAAAAGATATATCATTTAAAATATATGTAGAAGATTGTTTGAGAAATCTAGAGTTTGCAGAAACTGTTGATTACACACAATTATTAAATGTTAGAAGAAAAATATTAAATAGAAATAAAACAGTGAGTGATAGTAACACAACCGGTGTGAATTGGTTTAATGCACCTAAATAAAAAAAAGACATCTTGAAGATGTCTTTTTTTATTCATTCACTTCCATAGTGACTGAGAGTCCCGCAGATTTTAGTAAATTCTTCATCTCTGAAATGGTTTCTAAATCACCATATTTAACATCACATTTTCCGTTATTGTGAACGATATGTGCACATTGTGTTGCTTGTTCGTATTCATGTTTACATACTTTCATAAGACATTCAATAACCCAATCAAATGAGTTATAATCGTCATTATGAAGTATTAGTTTATAAGGTTTAGATAAAATCTCCTGTACTTTAGATTGTGTTTTTTTCTTAGTAATAGTCGGCATCTTAATTGAATATTTTTGTTGTTTTGTTTTTTACATCTATTATAGTGATTTTACAATCAATAGTTTCAGCCCATTTTTCAAACTCAACTAAGTGTTCAAATCTATCATCATACATAATAAATTCTTTTGGTTGTAATTCTTTAATAAGTTTAGCAAACAATCTACATTTAAAAGTAAATGTATCTCCACCAGTGTTTAAATATAACGCATCAAACGCTAAGTTAAATTTATTTAAAATTAATTCTACTTCTGGTCTTAATTTATCAACACGACCGGTTGCACAAAAAACATAATTATCAGGATCAGAAACTGCTTTTAAATACTCTTGGTAGACATAAGTATTTATCTTTGTATCAAAAATATCCATATCTAAACTTTCTGGTTTTGACCACCATCCTCTATGAGGATAATCAGTACCAAATTTTTCTTTCCAGATAGGTTTACCTTCCTCTGGTTTCAAGGTATGACAAAGAGTATCATCAAAGTCAAAACATATTAATTTATTAATTTCCATATTTTATATAATTTTATACAAATATATATATAAATTTTTAATATATAACAAAAAATAAATGAAAATATGAAATTTGATTTTAAAAAAATTGCAATTCTATTTTTACTAATATCATCCACTGGATTTGGACTTACTTGGTACTTAGGTGGATATGATGTTTCTAAACAAAGAGTTAAGGAACTTGAAGAAGAATATAAAAAACTAGAACAAGAAAAAGAAGCCGCAGACGCAAAAGTAGCAGCATGGAAAGAAATCTACGATCAAAAAGATGCTAAAGATAAAAAATTAGCAATTGAGGTAGGTAATGCAAAAGCAGTTGCAAAAGCAGCTAAGGAAAATGCGGAGAAAGCCAAGGCAGAACTATCAAAACTTCAAGGTGGTATGGCAGAAACAAGAAAAGAGATTGAAGATATGAAAAATAATCCAAAGGTTCTGACGGATGATGAACTTTTAGAAGATCTAATAAAAAATACAAAATAAGATATGAGAAAGTTATTTACAATAATAATGACATTGATTTTTACAACAATGTTTTCACAGGTTACACAACAAATTAAATATCCAAGATTTGAAGTGGATTCACTAGGTCAAAAAGTTATAATAATGACTGTACCACAAGCAATGAAACTTAATAATAATTCTAATATATTAGAGAAATTTGAAAAATTACAAGCAGAAATGCAAGATTATGAAAATATTTGTATTAAAGTAATTGACGAAAAGGATAAAGTAATTGCTAGATTAGATGTTGTTATTACTAAGCAAGATAATCAGTTAGTTGTAAAAGATGAGAAAATAAAAGCACTACAAGGTGAAATACTTGCTTGGATGGAGAAGAATAATATTTTAGAAAAACAATTGGCCAACAGACAAGAAGTAATTGATGAAAAAGATAAACAATTATCAAGACTAAAAACTAAAATGGTTGTAGGTGGGATAGGTGGATCTGCAATAATAGTTGGTTTATTATTGTCAGTATTAGGAGTTTTCTAAAAAGTATAAAAAATGGCTTTTTATTCTTAATATATAAATCATATAAAAAATAAATATAAACATGAAACACGTTAAAGCATTTGAAAAATTTCGTATTCAAAAAAATAGAGAAGAGATTATCAAAGAATCTGTTTTCCAAGTTAACGATCTTTATAAAGTAAAAACTATGATTGACTTACCTCAATCACTAATCAACGCTTATGTTAAAAAAGTAAAAGATACAACAGGTAAAAACTTACGTCAATTTTTTGGTGATGTAGATATTGCTGAAGAAATTATTAAATATGTAACAACTACTTTCTTAGATATAGATAAGATTCCTGGTGGTGCAATAATGGGTGGTCAAACTCAAGCACAAACACAAGGTCAAGGACAAGTTCAAGTACAAACTGAACCTCAGGCTCAGACTGAACCTCAAGTTCAAGCACAAGTACAAACTGAAACACAACCTCAAGCACAAGGACAACCGGCAGAAGGTGAATTTGAAGAACCTGCACAAGGACAACCGGCAGAAGAAGCTCAAGCACCTACACAAGGAGTACAAGAAGAAGAGGAAGAACCGAAAAAAGAAGAGGAGGA